CACCGTGGACTATATGCTGGTCGAGGAGATTCTGGGCGGGGAGATCTAGGGGTGGGATTTTCAGCAGCTCAGGGGGGGGGCATCGGATTCGATAGCGCCCAGGGTGGTGCTCTGGGGTTCGCCCCAGCTCAGGGCCCGGGAGGGGTAGTAGCCGATCCGCTAACAGTCGACATGATCGAATGGTGGGAGATGGACGAGGTCTCCGGGGTGCGGACCGGAGCGAAAGCGGGCATCACACTCTCGGATGTAAATACGGTGACGAGTGATACAGGGGTTATATCGCTCGCATCGGAATACGTTTCTGCAAACTCGGAGCGACTCACCACTACCGATAGCTTGATGGCTCTCGCGGGTCATAGCGCGTGGTCGGCTAGTGTCTGGGTCTATTTCGATTCGTTGAGCGGATCGGGAACGGGCAATGCACATTCGATCATGGGGCGGGCGAATCCGAGTGCAACCCCCGCGAACGTCACCGAATTGGCAGTACAGGCTTTCCCCGCATCGTACAGCTACGCCCCGTACCGCAATCGGATCGTCTGGTGGCATTACACGACCACCCATTATCGGGAGCTGGTCTACTCGACCACGCTATCGGCCACGACCTGGTATCACGTAGCAATGGGCTACGATGGCTCCGATACGGGGGCCGAAATGTGGATGACCATCAACGATGGAACCGTCCAAACCCTGTCAGATTCCACCGGACCCACCGTTGCCAGCGCAGGGGTTTTTGGCTTTGGCAACGTTGAAAACAATGTGATTTACATGACCGGTCGCACGGATCTGGATGCGTTCTGGTCGCGCAGGATCACGGCAGCAGAGATAACGCGCCTCTACAATTCGGGCGCGGGGATGGTATATCCAGGATGAGCGACATAGATCCCACCCTGGCAGCGATTGCCGATGCCGATCTGGAGTATCTCCGACCCCAGCTGGAGGAGAAGCAGCCCGAGGTGCTGGAGGCGGAAGGGTTCTATCTCCAAATGCTCGGGCAACCGTCACCGCTACCTGCTCAGGGGTCTGTGGGAACGCCAGATGCCTCCGCAACCCGGCCCAGTGATCGGGCAACCTCTGCAGAGGATTGGGGAATCGAGTACCGATCAACCACCCCTGTCCGTACCGCTATTTTCGAGACGCGCGCCCATTGCGTGATGATGGGCGGAAAGAAGATCTGCCTCGAGGACGGATGGTATTTTCACCAGGAGGTGATGAGCGGGGGATCTCTGTGGTCCCGGAGCGTGATAGGGGAGGGCCCGGGGGAAGCTACCGACTGGGTAGAGCAGCCATCATTTCCACCACATCAATAAACAGGAAGGGGAGCACCATGAAACCCGGATATCGAACCACAGAATTCTGGATTACTCTGATTCTCACATGCGTGGCAGCTGCGGGATCGATGCTGCCAGAGGGCACCCCGGAGGCCAAAATTGTGGCCTCGATCCTGGCCGGGGCGGCAGCCCTGGGGTATACGATTTCGCGGGGAATCGTGAAGGCAGCCAAGAAATGATCCCGCGCCTGATGATCTGCTCGGTGCTTCTGATCGGGTGCAGCGTTCCCGATGCAATCCGCAGACTCGAACGGGAGAGCGTGGCGAGTATCGAGGCTTACCATTCCAACGCGGAGGCCGCGATTAATGGCCTGCTCGAAGCCTACCGGGATGCTAGTTACCGCGAAATGATCGCGGTTTCGGAGCTCGCCCTGGCCGAGGAGGCGGAAACGATCGAGGTGCCCGGGGAGGATGGGCCCGTGTCCCGCACCGTGATGGATGCCGCAACCGCGAAAACCGCCCTGGATCTGGTGGTGCAGAAATCGCAAGCAATCGAAACCTCGGTTGATTCGTTCCGACTGAGATGGACGGCAGCGGGGGCAGACTATTCCGATGCCCTGCGATTGCGTGAGAAGCTGAAAGGCTATCTGTCCCGGGGTGGGGTAGAGGCCGAGGACATCGAGGGGCTATCTGAGGCCCTGGCTAAAGAGATCGAGAGGGCGAACCGATGAGCGGACCCAAGGGGCTGGGCAGGCTCCAGGCCTGGGAGCCTGTGGACCTGGGGAAGGTGGGGGAGGGGCTATCCCTCCGCAGGCTGAACGATGCAGAGCGGGATAAGATTATTGACGAGGCCACCCAGGCGATCAATGAGGCCAAGACGGCCCGGGCCATGGGCAAGGCCCTGGGTAAGGTCCTGAACGCTGTAGCGGCTCGATATGGGGCCTGAGCGTGGGCGAATCCCTGCTGGAGTATGGGGTGCTGGGGATCGCTGTGGTGGGTCTCTCCATGATCGTGTGGCGGTTTGTGCTGCTCCGGCTCAGCACCGAAAACGATGCGTTGCGGAAGGAGATCACCGATATCCGCAGGCGCTACGATTCGCTGCTCTCCACGCAGATCTCGGATTATCACGAGATAGCAAGCAATTGGGCAGAGCATTCCGCCAAAAACCGGGCCGCCATAGCGCAGGCTACCCAGGTGATGGAGATGTGCCTGGATAAAATCGAGAGGGAACCCGATGAGCGAGGATCTGGAGATTCAGCGTAACAATCTGCGGAATCTGGTCAAGCAGATGATCACCGCAGGTGGCAACGGATCGGCTCCCCGAATCGGGGATCTTGCCATGGGCATGGGCATGGTTACTCAATCGGATCTCACCCGGGCTCTGTCCCGTCAATCTCGGAACGGTAGCAGGAGACCCCTGATTGGGCAGGTGCTGCTCCAGGGGGGGCTACTCACGCAGGACCAACTAGATATACTGCTCTCGGAGCAGTCACGGTTAGCTATGTCCGGATCAGAGGCAGCGGAGCAGGATGACGATGGTCTGCGAGGTATCGCGGCACGGATCGAAGGAATGAAGGGGAGAATATGAGCGGGCACGTTTCGACAGTTTTGTCCCTTGGTGCGGGTGTGCAATCATCCGCCCTGCTGCTGATGTGCGAGCATGGGGAAATCCCCAGGCCTGATCTCGCGATTTTTGCGGATCCGGGCTGGGAGGGTGCGGCAACGTACGCCTGGCTCGATGAGCTGGAGAATCTCACCACCATCCCGATCAAGCGAGTAAGCGGGGGGGATTTGAGGGAACGCACCCTTGCCAGCAAGGAGGGGGAGCGGTTTGCCCCTCTGCCTCTCTGGGTGGCGAGCCCCCTGGATGGTCGGGAGGCTCCCCTTCGCAGGCAATGCACCAAGGAGTTTAAGATCGAGCCTGTCGTGAGGGGGATCCGGGAGCATCTTGGATATCGGCCACGGCAGAGGGTCAAGGGGCGCGTGTTGCAGTTCCTCGGGATTTCGATCGATGAGGTGAGCCGGATGAAACCCTCCCGGATCCCCTGGCTCGATGTGGGATATCCCTTGATCGATGCGGGTATATCTCGGTGGGATTGCATCCGATGGATGGAGGCGAAGGGATACCCCCGGCCCCCCCGTTCCGCCTGCATCGGCTGCCCATACCGCGATAACGCTGGATGGCGGGCGATGAAGGAGCAATCTCCAGCGGAATGGGATGAGGCGGTCGAATTTGACCGACAGATCCGTTCCGGCCTCCGGGGTGTAGAGCAAGAGGCCTACATACACCGATCCTTGCAGCCCCTGGATCAGGTAGATTTTTCCAGTGCGGAGGATCGTGGGCAGGTGAATATGTTCAACATGGAATGTGAAGGGATGTGTGGAGTATGAGCGGACAGATTGAAAGCATGGACCCCCTTCCCCTTTTGCCTCCCATGGTTACCTTCGCAGAAGGTGGACCCTGCGAGAAGGGCGAGACAGCTGCGAAAACAGGTTGCACCCCTGCGAGCGGGGAGGGGGGGCCCAGCGGGGGCGGATTTTCTGAGGCATCGGAAACGTTCAAGGCAGCTTTGGCAAGCGGTGATCAGGATGCTGCCATGGAGGCGATCGATTCTATGGAAGCGTCAGCTGACGGGATGAAGGCCCTGTTTACTGGTCCGGATAAGGGGGCAAGGAAATCGATCGATGGTGCCCTGGATCAGATGCGGATTGCAGTAGCTACCGGGGATAACGAGATTGCTAGCAGTTACGGGGCTCACCTTGCAGATATGGCCTCGATTGCATCCATGAGCGGAGGCGTGGCTAGCAGGCAGGAGGCAAAGGGAAAGGGTGCCCTGGCCCGGAAGATCCTGAAAGCGGCATCAGCTCGGGCCGGTGGTCACATGGAGCAGCTTGAAGCAAAGATGGAAGATCACGGGCATAACCAGGCTACGGGGTTACTCCAGGGGATCGGTGATCAGCTGGGATCCTACATTCATGACGTAGGGTCTTATGTGACATCCTCCGCAGGCAAGAAGGCCCTGGGGGCCCTGGGGAAGGCTGTAGAGAAGGTGGCAGAACTAACGCCCAAGGTGGTGAAGGGAATGAAGAGGGTGGGGATTCTGCAGGTGTTCAAGGATCTCGATCGTTTGCTGAAGATAACGGATGCAAATGTGTACTGATTCCTGCATGGGTACGGGATGAGCAAATGAGCGGACAGATCGAAAGCATGGCCCCTCTCCGGGCCCTCCCCCCGATGATCACGTTCGCAGAGGGTGGGCCCTGCGAGCGTGGGGAGACGGCAGCTAAAACGGGCTGCACGCCTGCCGGAGGTGGTGGGGGGAAGACATTCCCGAAGGATGCGGGGGAGGCGGCAGGCCTCAGTATCCCGGACTGGGCAACCACGGAAAGCGAGGTTGCCGAGGAATTGAAGGAGGCGGGGGCGGATCTGGGGCTGCCTCTCTCCGAGTATTCTGTGGGGCATAAACCCGGTGGGGGATCGATCGGCAAGCATCACAGCACCCCGTTCCCGCTGACGAGCGCCAAATATCTCCGCAAGGCCCTGGGAAAGGAATTGACTCCAGAGCGGGCCGATCAATTTGTAGGGAAAGCTGTGGAGATTGCGCAATCAGTGATGGATCCCGATTCTGAAGAATATGACTGGCCTCTGGGTGATATACAGCGGACCGCGCAATATCGGAAGGGATTAGTGCGGGGGTCGATAGAGAGTCATTTGATGGAATCGGCCATTAACGCGATTACGCAAACTTACGAGGAGCAGAAGCCGGGTGCTGGGGATTATGGGGCATCTGTGGCCTTGAGAGTACTGAAGGGCATCATGACATGAGAATCCCCACCCTCCCCCCTACCCAGGTGCCTGATCTATGCGGGTGAAATCTCCGGAACGGGAACAGCTCGATCTACTGCACCACAGCACCCGTCTGTTTACCGATACGATCCGGGATCTGGCATCGGCTCAGATCCGGAATCAACCGGAGAAGGAGGAGCGGGCTGTAAATCGCCTTCGAGAGCTGATCGGGGAATCGATGGTGATAGCCAATCTGCTCGGCAGAAGGCGGATGTGGCTCATGGCAAAATCGGTGCGGAAGCGCAACGAGCCCCGGACAGGACAGGTTCTATTTGCGGCAGCCGATGACCTGACCCCCGTGGTGCCTCATGTCCCATTTGACGAAGTGATCGATAACCTGCTCGATCGCCAGGCCGAGGTAGTGAGCGAGGAGGCCCGGGCCTTGCGGGCGGGTTATGAGGAGGTGCAGCGGATGTACCAGGAGGGCCGGGCGTTTGCCCTGGCTCGATCCTCCTCCTACGAGGTCACCAAGAAGATCCAGGAGAAGATTGCTGAGTTTCAGCGGACAGGCAGATCCTCGGGTCAAGAGGGTGCGGTGCTCGCGGCCATGGGTGACTGGTCCCGGGGGTATGGGGAGGTGGTTTACCGGACCAATCTGACCACAGCCTATAACTCGGGGCTCAAGGAGATGGCGCTAACGGATCCCGATGTTCAGGAGGTCGTGGGCGCATTCGTCTATCAGGCTGTGGGCGATGCCGATACCCGGCCCGGGCACAAGGCGGCCTCCGGGTTGATCGCGGGGATACACGATCCGATCTGGAACCACTGGACCCCACCCCTTGGGTATAACTGCCGCTGCACCCTGCGGATGATGGATAGGTTTGAGCTCCGCAGGAAGGGGCTTATAGAGCCTAATGGTATCGTGAAGGTACACACCCCGGTCAACTGGTCAAAGGCTCGACCGGATCCGGGTTTCCCAGGCTATCCGGGGTAACGGCATGGCGAGGCAATCGGAGCAGAAGCAGTACATCCGCCTGAGCGTTGACCTGTCGAGGTCCATGTTCCAGGCACTGGCAGAGAGATCCACGCAGGAGGGGCAGAGCAAGGCCGGGTTTGTGCGTTCCGCCCTGTCAAGGGAGCTACGCCCCGCGCTAGATCGGATCTGGGAGGAAGAAAAGGATAAGTAGACCCTACCCATCTGCCTGCTGGAGCATATTGCGGGGGTAGGGGTTGGGGGTGAGTATGCCCCCGTGGCTAAATTTACGCAGGCCGAAAAAGATTGCATCAGCGCCAAGATCAAGATCCTTCGCTCCGAGGGGAAGGATATGGATCAGGCCATTGCGGTAGCGATATCGGAATGCGCCCCGGAGAAATCCACCAGCAAGATGGCAGCCTGCTGCCCTGAGTGCAAACCGGGGGAGCCTTGCACCAGCAAAGGGGAGGCCTCGCCCTCGGGCTATGCCTTCCAGCGTTTACCCTCCGGGATGTTCCGGGTGATGAACGTGCCGGTGATGGCCGAGGTGCCGAAGGGCAAGAAACAGAACCGCAACCGGATCGGCCCGGGCTGGCTCAAGGCAGCGGTAAGGCGGGCGAAACTCCGCTGGAAGCAGGACCGCTACAAGGCACCCCTGCATGTGGAGCACCACGGCAGCGGATCGAGCACAGAGCCTGCCGGGTTCATCATGCCGCATTCCGTCAAGCGGATGACCTACGAAGGAAAACCCGTCTGGGCTGTATATGCGGATCTGGAGGTTCAGCCGAAGATCCTGCAGAAAATCCAGGCGAGGGAGCTACCGTTCCGATCGGTCGAGATCTTCGATTGGTCGCAGCCTGAAATCAACAGCTGCGCCCTCCTCCGGAGTGAGGTTCCCTTTTTCCGGTTCGATCTGCTCGAACTAGGGGAAGAGGTGGAGGGGGGGCCGGAGAAGTTTGCCGAAACCATACCGATAGATGGGTGCAGAGCGTTCGCCCGTGGCAGCGCGGTACTGTTTTCATTCCGAGATAAGGACCAAGACATGGCGACAAAACTGGAATCTCGTGCTGAGCGTGCGGACGTTGACCGTTACGAGTACGAGGAGGGGAAGCAGGCAGGCGAGAGGGAAGAAGAGGAAAAGCTCGCTGCTCGCCTGGAGGAGATCGAGGAGGAGGAGGAGGACAAGGAGAAAATTGAGATGCAGGAGCTGCCTGCCCTCGATCTGGCTCCTGTACTCGAAATGCTCCAGAAGATTGCGGACGCCCTGGGCGTTGGCGCGGTTGAAGAGATCGAGGACGTGGAAGAGGTCTCCGAGGCCGAGGTAGCGATGCCCCCGGTTGAGCAGGAGGCACTTGCGGCCCTTTCCGGCAAGGTGATTGCCCTGGAGGCCCGGGAACGTCACCGCAAGCGTGAGGAGAGGGGAGCGCGCATGGTGGATGCCGCCATGGAAGAGCTTGCGCCATGGTCGCCCGATGCGGAGACCCGGAGCAACCTGCAGGCCCTTGTGCACGCATCAAACAGCCCCCGGGAAACCGTTAAGACGTTCGTGCGGACGTACAAGTCTGCCGTTCCCCGCTATCCGGTTTCTACTCTGGCGGAATTCGAGGCCGGGCAGCATGAATCTGACGACCCCTCGGTGCTCAAGTTTGCAGCCGATGGGGCGGATGCTCTGGGGCTCGCTCGGGGGTATTCCCGACAGTATGACGAGCTGCAGGCGCGGGGAATGATCAACACGGAGAGGGACGAGTTTATCCGGATCCAGATGGATGCGGCTACCTCTGGAACCATAGCAAAAAGGTAAATAACCATGGCACTGAGTGCGGACCATTTCTATGAAACGAGCGATCCTCAAGTGATCGCCTTCCCTCTGACGAATGGGGTAACCGTTTACGCGGGGGCCCTGGTGGGTGTGGACGATTCGACCGGATACGCAGTGGAATGGGCGGACACGGCAAACTATATTTTTGCCGGTGTCGCCCTGCGCCAGGCGGTTGGCGATACCAGCGCCAGCCCGGTGGTTGATGTAGATGTCAACTGTGGCGGCATGCTGTTGAAGAAGATCGCGGTCACGGGCGTTAGTGCGATCACGAATGTGGGCGACAAGGTTTACGCCACTGATGACAATACGTTCACCACGAGCGCCACCAGCAACGTGCAGGAGATCGGGATCATTACCCGGTGGTACTCCTCGACAACTTGTGACGTTCAGCTCTACAGCCTGGCCCAGTATCAGGGCGTAACCAATAGCTAACGCGAGGGTAAATCATGGTCGGACAAATCATCAGTGCGAATACCCTTACGGCAGGGATTCGCGCAGACTTCGCGGGAGCCTATCGGCAATCCTACGAAGCGAGCAAGGCACGCCTGGGGGCCGTCATGGATCTCGGGCTCCCATCGGACAAGCTGACGGAGCTCTTCGCGTATTTCGAGAGCGCCCCGTATCCACGTTTGTGGAAGCGTGGGGATGCGATCAGTGATCAAGAATTTGGCAGCGTTCAGTTCAATGTGACGAACAGGGACTGGGGTATCCGGATCGGGTGGCATGAAAACGATCGGGAGGACGACCAGACGCGGAGCCTGATGGACAGGGCCCGGGAGGCTGGCAGGAATTTCGGAACGCTGCCGGAGCGAGTTTTCTTCCAGTTGCTCCTCGGCACTGCTGACAACGATCTGCTCCCAGCGGTTCCCCTTGCGCCCGATGGTGCTGCGATGTTCGCCACCACGGACGGGGCGGGCTCGGCACGGTTCGGGATCACGAACGGAAACCTCTTGACCGGAACCGGGGTAGCCTCCTCGGCAGCGATCCGCACCGATTTCTTCAGCGCGATCGAGCAGCTGCGGGGATTCCAGGACACGGCCGGGCAACCGCTGTGGGCTGATAACATCTTGGACCAGGGTTTCACCGTGGTCTATGGGGTACACAATGACCACGTTTTCCGGGAGGGATTCCAGCAGGGCCGGACGATTGCCGGGCCTCTGACCACCACCGGAAACGCAGCTGTCACCAATATCATCATGGAATCGGGCCTTAACGTGGATCTCTGGAGCACCCAGCGGATTCCCTCGGGAAATGATGACTGGTACGTGTTCGCGAAGGCAGCACCGTACAAGCCCACGTTCCAGCTGGTTCGCAGGCCGCTGCGGGAATCGTTCGGGAATATGGAAAACTCGGACGAGGCACGCAAGACCAAGATCGAGCACGTTCAGTGGGACAGCCGCGAGGGCTACGGGATCATGCTGCCCTATGCCTGCCTGCAGTTGAATAACTAGATTCAAAATTGCCAGCCGGGGAGGGGTGGGGGATCTGCCTCTCCCCGCTGACTGTTAGCCAGAAAGGTGAAGTGATGCCTCAGACGAAAGCGCAGAAGAGCAAGAAGGGCCCTGGGAGGCCACGGAAGCAGCAAGCGGTGCCAGAACCTGCCCAGGTCACGGAGGCCAGCACGGCCCTCCTGGAGTCCCCTGGCAAGCATGACCTGGGGAGCTCGGTGATCCAGGCTACGGGGGTGATCGAGATCACGCCCCAGGCCTTCCAGGAAGAGGAAAAGCTAACCGTTTGGATGGGGGTGACGATGGATTGCCCCTATGAGTGCCTGCACGCGGGCGGGGCGGATTTTCCCAGATTTAACGAAATTGTGACCCATGACCCGGATACCAATACCACCAGCCGCGAGAAGGTTCGGGGGAAGCTGATTGATCTGACCCGGAACGATATTGAGGTGATCAGCAAGGCGGTAGGGCGGAAGGTGATGAGGCGGGCGGGATCCCGTCAGTGGGTCATGAATGGGGACAATCCCCGCTTCGCGTTCCGGAAGGGTGACGAGCCCCTCGGGCGCTATCTGTTCATGCAGATCGTGGGCGCGTCTATGCCTCCAGATTGGCGAGGATCGGAACCGGCCACCATGGCCTGAGAGGTGACGAATGAGCAGCCCCACGCAGGCGGAAGTAGAGACCCAGATCAGCAACGTAGTGCGGATCCTGGATAACTTCCGCATCTATGCGGGTGTAACCGGCAGCACTAACTTTCTGGATAACCTGGACACGTTTACCCAGAGCTTGGAAACCTCGTATGCTGCGGAAGCTACTGCAGCAATGCAGGGTTTCCGGTCCAGTCTGGTGAGTGCCATAAACGGGGGTGGCGGGATGATTGCCCCGCTGCTCTCCCAGATGGCGCAGGTGATTGACTGCCCGGAGACGGGCACGCAGGAGATCATCACCCGTCTTTATGACTACATGGTGGACAATAGCCAGGCGGTAACCTCCCGGGGGTTCACCTACGGCAGCGTAACCATGGGCGGGGGGAACGTGGGAACGGGGACGATCAAGCGGCTGACCACGGACGCGGACGGTTATGACATCGAGAACGCCACCCCGGAGGTCAAGGTAGCTAACTGCATCCGTGATGCTCATAGCGGGGCCATCAGAAACGAGGAGGTTTTCCAGTTTCTGGGATCGGATGCGAACCGGGATAACCTCCTGATATCGGGCTCGGGGGCGGTCTCAACGATCAACGCGGTATCGGCACGCAACAGTTTGCCCGGGAATCCTAGCTGGACCCTCTACAGTGGAACCACATCGGTTCCCACGGCCCTATCGGATTGGACCGTTGGCAGCAATATTGCGAACTTCGAGATTGATACCACGAATTATTACCGGGACGATCCGGGAGATGGGGGCACCCCTGCATCCCTCAAGATCAAGGCAGATGATTCGGTTACCCAGGCCTGGACGGTTCGCAATATCACCCTGAGACCCAATACCCCGTACTATTGCGCGGTTGCCTACAATCGACAGGTGGGAGCCGGTGACGGCACCCTGACCCTGACCTGCGGGGATCAGACTGCGAGCGTGGTGCTATCAGCTCAGACCGGGTGGAATCTCCTGGAGATTACTCAGGGGGTGAAGAGCTGGCTCAAGACGATGAACGCCACCACCCCGGTCATGAAGGTAGAGCTGGCATCGAGGACCACGGGATCGGTGCTGGTGGATGATCTGATTTTTGCCCCCTACGTGGATTTTGACGGGCTGTGGTATCTGCCGCTGGGAGGTGCCACCCCATTCCTGCGGGACGATACCGGAACCTGGACTGATAGCGCCACGGAGGCGATCTTGCAGCGTTGGTTCTGGCAGGCCCTCGGGCGGTATCTGCCCCACGCAACCGGGGGATCCGTGACCTGGGCCGATCCCACATAGGGGGCTGATCGATGAGCCTGACCCTTAACGTCCAAAATAGGTACGGCACGCAATTTTTGGTTAACCTGACGAATCCAACGGATCCGACAGCTACCGCGATCGATACCACCAGGCTTTCGAATGCCTGCACAGATACCGAGGCCGATTTCGGGGTATATGCGGGGATCGTCTACGATGACACCGTGGCCTCTCATGTTGCGGTTGCGGTCGAGGGGGTGGTTGCCAAGCTGGCGATCCGCACCGGAACCGGTGGGCAGTTTGCAGCAACCGCGCATGAAACGTTTATTGCGCGGTTACGGGATCTCGCCCTGGTTACCGGGCGTGATCGAGTAGCGCCCCGCACCGATGGGATCTTGGTGCCATCTAGCGAGCAGATCGGGGATGAGACGGTACGGCCCGAATTCGATCGCAGGAAGTTTGACGATCTCATCCCTGACTCACCCCCTGGCTAGATCCGTGGAGGCCTCGACCCGTGGCAGAGCTGACGATAGAGCCCAGGGATTTCGGGGTGCAGGTTGAGCATTTGCAGAGGTTGCAGGCGGGCCTGAAGGATCCCCAATCGCTGCTGCGGCAGATCGGCACCCTCCTCCTGGTGCAGGCTACGCGGGCATTCGAGGAGCAGGGGCTCGGGGATATCAAATGGAAACCCCGCTATCCGAATCAGAAGGCCCCCATGGTCAACATTGCGGGCAGTCTGCAGGATCTCAACAAGGGGAGGGAACCCAAGGCCCGCAGGTTTCAGAGGCGGCCCGCGCTGATGGATACCCGTGCCCTCTATCAATCTGTCTCGAAAAA